GTCGGTGGTTGGTTGTGTAAAATTGTGCTATGTAGACAGGTTAACACGTGACACCGGGTTTGTCAACAATTTTTTGGTGGTTTTCGGAGGCACGTGTCGTTTTTTGGTGTTGTTTGGTGCGTGGCTATTTTGACGTATAAGGCCCGTTTGGTCGTGGTGCGTGGATAGTACGGGCAACCCGTGTGCGTGGCGTGGCGGTGTCGTGTCGTGCGTGTGTCGGCGTTTTTTGGTGCTTTGCACGCACGTCACGTCGCCTGCCGGCTACTCTTTCCATTCCTTGGGTGGACTAAAGTCAGTTACTGATGATATGATTGAGTCTGTAATGTTTGGATCATGAAACTCTGATGGCTTGGTTAAAGTTTTGTTTGATGCTTTAAAGGCTAAATTGATTTGTTCGTCTAGCTCTGTGTCTTGTTGATTTAGTTTTTCTTGTGCGGCTAGCTTTTCTTGTGATGCAAGTTTTGCTAAGGATTCTCGTCGCATCTCATTAAAGATTCTTTCTTCTTCGAGTTCACGAGCGATTTGCTGGGCTGTTTTTTGTGGTTGGCGATTCTTGCCGAGTTGTGGCAAGGCGTCCAGTTGTTTGTTTACTTTCTCGTTGCTTTCTAGCCCTGCTCTTGATAAGGCAATTTCTTGAAGGAGTTCTGGTGGTACGTCTAATGATGTGTTATTGAAATGCTCTGACTTTGCTATGTAGTCATTGAAGATTGTTCGGATGAGATTTGCTGGTGTTGTTAGTTCCCAGTTTGGTTCGAGGATGCGAATGGCACGCAAGCCACGAGCTAGATGATAGTCTGAGATTCTAAAACTTACGGTAGGGTTTGACATGGTAGTTGCTCCTGTTGAGTTGAGGGTTTGTTGATTGGTCGGCTGTTTGCCGATTGTTATGATGGTAGTTTACCATGGTTTACCGGGGTTTGCAAGTGTTTTCTGCGGTTTGCCGGGGTTTACATGGGTGGGTTTGCATAGCTAAGTGCCTGATATTGTTGGGAAATAAGTGTTTACCTTGTTTACGGTGTTTTCAGGGGTTTACAGAGGTAACTAGTTGATATTGTTGAATGTTTACATGTTTACTGGGTTTGCGTGTAAACCCCACCCTCCTCTCCTCTGGTACATCTATTTAAGAAAAAAATTAAATACTAAAATAGGACACCCACCCTTACACTCTTTTATGACAGGAGGGTAGGGTTTACAAGTAAACAGAGTAAACATAAGTTTACATGTGTTAACTACCTGTTATCACTACCTTTATTTTTGCATACTCTCTGTTTACTCTGTTTACCCTGTTTACCTATCATTAGCTAACTACCTGTTATTACTATCTTTATCATGTTTACTTTTGTTTACTCTTGTACACTCTTGTTTACCTGTCTACCCTTTGTTCACCAATGAACAACCAGACAACCTTCCTCTAATCGCTAGTTACTCAAGCGAGAAATTCAAATTGATGAATAAGAAATGCCCGGAATGGCCAGAAGTGAACCAAACCGGGCAAAGTGAAAGAATTGAGGGAAGTGAAGGAATGGCGTTACCTGGTTAGCTCAATCAATACGCCGACTTTTGCAGCTTTATTCAATGGTGAAGAAGCAACGCCGAGGAATCTCAGGACGCCAGAAACATTGTTTTCGTCTCGACCGAGAATGCAGCGGACTACTTTCATATCGTCTTTGGTGGTAGTCATTTTGATCCCTTGAGCTACCGATATTCCGAAGAGGACATCTTTTTTTAAACGTGAGATTTTCATATTATCCTCGTAAGTTTGCCGGAAACATCCAGTAATGAATGAATCCGGCAATGTTCAGGTTGTTTAGAGATTCTGGTTATTTACCAAGCTTCTTGAGAAGTTCTGCAATTTCATCGGCGGACATCTTACCAAGGACCGAAATTGCTTTCTCTTCGTCGCTCATGCTCGTTTGCGGCCGGGAGACGGTTTTCCATTCCATTGAATCGATGTTTTTCTGGCCGTATTCCTCGGACCATGTATCGTCCTTTTTGCACGCTTTGAAGGTTGCCCGAACTTCAATTATGCCTTTCTGCAGTCCTTTCTGAATCAGTTTTGCTGTGAAGTCATTCTCATTGGCCCAAGCAATCAGCTTGTCTGCATCTTCAAACTGTTCAGCCGAGGGGAAAAGATGTGATGGCAGGGAGTGAACGTATTCCTTACCGTCTACAGGAGTAATGACTTTGCCGTTATCCAATTGGATGTAAATTGATTCTGCCATGATAGTATCTCCCTTGAAAGAGTTTGTTTGACCAAGAACTATTCTTGATCTGTTATGGGTAATGTATACCCGGTTAATCCTTTTGTCAACATTTATTTTTGAGTTAGTTTGAAATAATTAAATGTTGAATGATTCAAACTATCTCGATGTTGATATCTAATATGTTATAGCAGATTAGTCTGATTGTCAACATTTATTTGTAGGTTGTTTGTCCTTTATTATATGGACAAGGAAGAATGTCTCTTGATAATAATTGTTAGTTGCTATTGATTATCAATGTTGTTTGATTGTGAGAGTTAATACCAATTGATATTGATTGCCAGGTAAGACTGATTATCAAATGAGAGAGAATGCCAGGAAAGAATGGTTGTTAAGAAAGAATGTTTCTCAAATGATTCTAGTTCTTTTGAGGGAACAATTATTGTTAAGAGCTGAATGCCTGACAACCAATGCCTCGGTTCTCTCTGACGGATAAGTGGTCTCTGTACTGAGTTGTGGAAAGCACACTTTTCCAAATGCCGGCAACTGGGAACAATCAAAACATCCACTCAAAAGCACCAGTCAACCTTGCAAAACTCATCAGCAAACAGAAACAAGACCGTCTTTAAAATATCGCCGCCAGCCTGTAAGAATGCTGGCAATCTGCACCAACCAGCACCAAACAGGAAAAAACCGGAATCTTTTTCACCAATCAACATTTTCCTTGCAATTCCCTCCTAAATATAGTACGGTTCGTTAAGACCTAAAGAAATATTTACCCAACACCATTTTTCCCTTTACTACTCGGACAACCACAATGCTCAAAGAACTGCGAACCCAGCACAGAACGATCATCCAGATGGTCTTCGCAGGATACAAGAACAACGAAATCGCCGAGCGTCTTGAAATGTCTGCCTGCACAGTCTCTCAAATCGTCCGATCTCCACTAGGCCAGGCATACTTGGAAGGCCTCCAAGATAAAGCACAAGAAGCAACTCTAGACGTTCGCAAGAAGCTCGTATCGCTGAACAAGAGTGCCTTAAGTGTTCTCGAGCGCGTGATGAATCCAGCTGAAAAGGCTCCTCACGTAGTTCAGTTAAATGCAGCCAAAGATGTCCTTGACAGAACAGGCTACAAAGCACCAGACAGATTGCATGTTGACATGACAATGCAGACCAAGACAGATGCAGAGATCGAGGCAGAAATCCTGGCCATGCAAGAAAGCATCATGAAGACATATCACCAGGACCCGAATCAGCTGGTTGAGCCGAAGAAAACTGTGGACGCAGAAAATGTTACGTTCACTGATGAACACCAAGAACAAGAAGAAGAACTTGACTTAGAACTCGAACTTGACTTCGCTCTTGAAGTAGAAATTGAAGAAATGGGCTCTTCCGATCAACCTGATAACTTTTCCCAAAACGATAGTAATCAAGATGATTTGTCCAGCACTTGTAATGCCTCCCGCAATGCACTTAGTCAACTGTCGGAAGAGTCCATTTCTTTGCTCTCTAAAATACCAGCAAACATCTTTCAACCAACGTAAGTCTTACCACCGTACGAATTCGGCCCGCGAATGCGAGGCCGCCTGATTAACTACAAAGACAAAATAAACATACTTACTAAGGTCCTGCCACTACTTAATGCTTGAGCTAAGTCAAAACATTGTTCCAGCCCATGATCAACCTCTTGAGGACATTTCCCACCTCAATCGTGATCAAAAGGAACAATACCTTAAGCTTCTCAAGGAAAAATCAATCCGCATCAAACAAAACCGCATCATCCAGTATTATCCTGAAACTGGTCTCCTTTCCCGCCATAACTATCCCAAGCACATGTCCTTCTTTGCAGCCGGAGCGAACTTTTCCGAACGTTGCATTATGGCTGCCAATCGTATTGGCAAGTCTGAAGGCATTGGTGCGTATGAGATGACACTGCACTTGACAGGACGCTATCCTGATTGGTGGCAAGGACATAAGTTCACCCAACCTATAACTGCATGGGCATGTGGGACTACAAGCACCACCGCACGAGACATCGTTCAGTTTAAACTTATAGGTACACCGGAAGAACAAGGCACTGGCCTGATCCCGGAAAAATACATTATTAAAACAACACCTCGTGCTGGTGGTGTTCCTAACGCAGTAGATACAATTCTCGTGCGGCATATCTCAGGCGGCATCTCTCGCTGCAAGATCAAGTCTTATGCTGAAGGTCGTAAGTCTTTTGAGGGCACTGAGCAAGACATAATCTGGCTCGATGAAGAGTGCCCGATGGACATATATACAGAGTGCCTGACCAGGACCATGACGACTAATGGTCGCATCATGCTGACCTTCACACCATTAGCTGGACTCACGGAAACTGTTCTTCAGTTCATGCCAGAAGGCAAAGTTGAAGACCACCAAGAAGGCAGCAGGTTTCTCATCCAGGCAACCTGGGATGATGCCCCGCACTTAACGCAAGCCCAAAAAGACAAACTCTGGGCAGCCCTGCCGCCGCATCAACGTGAAGCAAGGTCTAAAGGTGTTCCTCAACTCGGCGCCGGTGCAATTTATCCGATTCTTGAAAGTAACATAGTTGTGCAGGACTTTCCAATACCAGATCACTGGCGGCGCGGTTATGCTTTAGATGTGGGTTGGAAGAAAACTGCATGTATATGGGGGGCTACCGACCCAACAAGTAAAATCACTTTTTTATATTCTGAATACTATCAAGGTCAAGCAGAACCAGTCATTCATGCTGAAGGCATCAAGGCTCGCGGAGTCTGGATTCCAGGCGTTATAGACAGCGCTGCTCATGGACGTTCACAAGAAGATGGAAAACAATTATTCGATATTTATATGGCACTTGGTTTAGATATAACAAACGCAAATAAATCAATCGAATCTGGTCTTTATAAAACTTGGCAATTACTCGCAACTAATCAACTGAAGGTATTTGGATCATTAGTTAATTGGTTGAGCGAATTTCGTATATATCGTCGGGACGAAAAAGGTCAGATCGTCAAGGATCGCGACCATCTTATGGACTGTACAAGATATTATGTTATGTCCGGCCTTGATAGAGCAATACCAAAGCCCTATTGGGAGTTCGAGGCATGGGAAGCAAGTGACCTTTATAATGAATCTGATGCAAACTATGTTACAGGATATTAAGTAATGGCAATCCCAACTTACGAATCCCCTGATCCCGCACAGGTGGCACGCCTGGGCGCTCAAGGAGTGCAAGATGAAACCTTATCACCTGATTTGGAGTTATCTAATATTGCTGGCAATCCTCCTGTTTGGGCATCTGAGCAACCCGTGGAAGAAATCCTCGCAGAGCAAGCTCAGCCCATAGATCAAGTAACTGAACAGTTAATTCAGAAGGAAGTTCTTCGCGCAGAGGCCTTAGTCTTAGTAAGCAACATTGCAGACAAGCAGTCCAAAGATGTTCTCTCTGACATAACAACCAGGTCTCTTGAAGGTTATAAGATAGATCTAGCTTCACGGACTGAGTGGGAAGAACTCAATAAGCAAATCATTGACCTTGCTAAGCTTCATGTCAAGAAGAAAACTTATGCTGGCGAAGTCGTAGCAAACGTCAAGTACCCGCTGATTATTAATGCGTGCATGCAATTCGCAAGTCGTGCATACCCAGAGCTGATCAAGGGCAACAACGTAGTTCGAGGAAAAGTAATAGGCAATGATCCAACTGGGGCAAAACTTGAGAAGTCTCAGCGCATTAGCGAATTCATGTCTTTCCAGCTTCTTTCGCATATGGAAGGCTGGGAAGAGGGCGTAGATCAACTTCTCTTCACACTTCCTGCGATTGGTTGTGCGTTCAAGAAGAGTTACTTTGATAGTATTGAGCGGAAGAACATTTCCTCATTGGTTTTTGCTGATGACCTGGTAGTTAATTACTTTGCTGAATCACTTGAACGTGCTCCACGAGTTACACATAAGATTTATCTTTACCATAATGAAATTGTCGAAAGAATAACCTCAGGAACGTTTGTTAAGTTTGACATCAAGGAACTTGGCCAGGCAACGTCAGATAAAACTCCTGATGTAGATGATGAGACGCCGCATCTGTTTCTTGAGCAGCATCGCTGGTATGATCTAGACAAAGATGGCTATCAAGAGCCTTACATAGTTACCATTCATGAAGCAACACAGAAGCTGGTCAGGATTTCTCCTCGCTGGGCGTCTGATGGAGTTATCAGGACGAACAATGATCAGGGCATTCAAGATCCTGATGGAGCAATAGTTAAGATCATTCCTGAGCAGTACTTTACGCGCTACTTGTTCATGCCGGCCATTGATGGTGGTTTTTATGGCATGGGCTTTGGCAGCTTGTTGATGAGCACGAATGCAGCCATCAACACGTTACTTAATCAGCTGATTGACGCAGGAACATTAAGTAATCGTCAGTCAGGGTTTCTTGGGCGTGGCTTACGGTTAGGTCGCGGCAAATCTATTCAGCTGAAGTCTGGTGAGTGGAAACCAGTTGATGTTACTGGAGATGATCTGCGGAAGAATGTCTTTCCAATGCCAGTCAGAGAACCAAGCACAACGTTGTTTCAGTTGCTTGGCTTATTGATTGAAAGTGGTAAAGAACTTGCAGGGATGACTGAGATCTTGTCAGGAAATTCTCCTGGAGCAAACGTTCCTGCAGAAAGTGTTCTTGCCCTGATTGAACAAGGCTTACAAGTTTACTCGGCAGTTCATAAGAGAATCCACCGCGCGCAGTACAAGGAATTTGCAAAGATCAAACGGCTCAATGCTCTTTATCTTGATCAAATGACTTATGGTCTTGTCCTTGATGACCAGCAAGCAATTGTTCAGGCAGACTTCTCGAGTCATGACTTTGACATCGAGCCAGTAAGTGATCCGAATGCTACGACAATGGTGCAGAGGCTGCTTAAGGCTAAAGCACTTCTTGATCTTCGTGGAGAAGGTCTTGATGATCAGGAGATTTTGCGACGTTACTTGATTGCACTTGATATTGAAGACATTGAAGCATTCTTTCCTGAAGGTGAGAAACCTGAAGAACAATTAGCAATGCAGAAACTGCAGCTTGAACTTGAAGAGTTAAAAGCTAAGATTGATAAAATAATGGCTGAAGCTGAAAAGATTCGTGCTGATATTCCAGGTGCACAAGTTAAACAGGTTAAGGATGTTGCTGGCATAGAGAATGATGCGAGAAAGCTTGACATTGAAGAAAAGTCTGTAGAGAATCAAATTGAGCTTGGTAGAACTCAGATGAGTTTAGGTAAAGCACCAGGTGGCTTGAAAGAAAGTACAATGAAAAGAGAGTACTGGTTAGAGACTAACAATAAGGAGAAATGATATGGAAGAGTATCAAGAAAGAGTTTTAGTTGAACAAAAAGAACTTGGTGAAAAGATTATTAAGTTAACTACATTTCTTATAAATGCTGAGAAAATGAAAGTTTTGGGAGAGCAGGAATGGAAACAACTTAATCTTCAACTTGAAGCAATGCTTGAATATCATTTAATATTAATAATTAGAATAAGAAATTATAGGGAGCCCCTTCAATGATAAGCGCTGAACAGTTTGCAGAATGGAAAACACATCCAGTGACGAAAGAGATTTTTGGTGAAATTGAGCAGGTTAAAAAAGAGCTTGTAGCTCAAATGATTCATGGAAGCACTATTGGATATACTGCAGAAGAAACTCATGGTATGACTCATCATATGATTGGGCATATAGAAGGACTTGATCAGCTGTTAAATATTTCTTATGCGAACGAAAAAGTTGTTGATGAAGTAAGCGATCAGAGTGGGTATTAATATGCTTGATACTGATTTAATAACTCATGATGTTGCAGCATTTAATATTTTTCTTATTGGTGAAATGCTTGGTATTGAAGTTCCAGTAAATGAAAAACAAACAGAAATATTTTTAACTGCAATTAAAGAAAGAATTAAGGCACAGCAAAAGCAAATTAAGAATGTTAAAGAGTTTAAAGCTGCGTTAGATAACTTGAGATATTTATAATAAGAATAACAATTATTTAAAAGGGTAATATTATGCAAGAACAAGACATTAATCAATCAGGGATCTTGCCTACTGGTGGGCACCTGCTAGTCCTTCCTGATAAGGTTGAGGAAAAGACTGCTGGCGGAATTTACCTGCCTCAGACTACACGTGACAAGGAGCAACTTGCTGCTACAGTTGGAAGGTTGATTGCAGTTGGGCCTGGTGCCTGGACTGATCTTGATGATGGACAACCATGGGCTATAGTAGGCGACAAGGTCAGTTATGCTAGGCATGCTGGAGTTGCGATGACTGGTCAAGATGGTCAAGATTACGTATTGATTAATGATAATGATGTACTTGCAAAATTACTTTTTTAAATAGAGGTTATCATGGCAGAAGAATTTATTAATGACATTATTGCGGCAGAGCCAGCAGTAACAACTGTTGCTCCTCCTGATCCAGCTACTGTTAAGGCTCCTGAGAAGCAAGAGGATGCTGAGGCTAGCAAGGCTACGAATGTGGGCGGAGCCCACCCGATTCCAGCTAAGACTGAGGAAGCTTCTGGTAATGAGCTGCCTGGTGTTAAGGAACTGGCTGCACAGCTTGGTTGGCGTGAAGATCATCAGGGTGAAGATGCTGTTGATGCTGTGACTTATATTTTGAGATCGAAAGATATTCAAAAATCTATGAGTCAGCATAATAAGGACTTGAAGGAACAGCTTCAGACTTTGAATGGTTCTGTTGAAGCATTGAAGAAACATAATGAAACTGTTTATAAGGCAGAGGTAAAGAAGCTTGAGGCTGAAGTTGCTGTACTGAAGAAGGAACGTAAAAGTGCTATTGAGTTGGCTGATGTTGATAAGGTTGAAGAACTTGATAAGCAGATTGATGAGTTGCAAAAAGATATTGCTGCACCGAAAGTTGAAGAGAAAAAAACAAGTTCTACTAATGATAATCCTGCTTATGATGTATGGATAAAGGATAATCAGTGGTATTTGAAAGATGATGAAATGGCAAAGTTTGCTGATAGTGTTGCTCAGCAATATGTTGGAGCGCCGCTTGATCGACTTTATAAAATAGTCAGAACTAAGGTACAGGAAGTTTTTCCTGATAAGTTTGAAGTAGTTAAACCAGCTAGTCAAGTTAAATCTCCTATAGGGCCTAAGAGTCCTGTTGAAGGATCTTCTGCAAAAGGAAATAGTGCTACTTTTACTAAGGCTGATTTGACTCCTGCTCAAATTAATATTATGAATCAGTTTGCTAGACTTAATATTATGAGCGAAGAAGCCTATATTAATGATGTTGCAAAGATGCAAGAATAGGAGATACGAGAATGGCTGAGCAAGCAAATGCACAAGTAAATGAAAAACCTAAGAGTGTTAATGGTGAGCAACCAAGAAAAAGAATTCCTCTTGGTACACGGAATATCTTAACTGCACCGAAAAAGCCCGGATTCGTGCGCCGGTTTGTGAATGACAAGGGTGATAGGGTTGAGAATTTTAAAGCTGCTGGTTGGAATCTCGTTGATGAAGCAGTTCAGGTTGGTGATTCGAAGATTGGACGGGCTTCTTCTACTGGGAGTCTTGTGAATCCTCATGTTGGTGGTGGTCAACGAGCTGTGTTGATGGAGATTCCAGAAAATCTTTATAATGAAGATCGAGCAGCATCGCAAGCAGCGATTACTAGGGTTGAGAATGAGATTAAGAGAAACTCAAAAACTCCTGGTAAGGATGGTTTAGGTGGAGAAATAAGTATTTCATAAATTGTTAACATTAATGGAGTTATATTATGGCAAATCTTGATACTCCATTCGGGTTTAAACCAGTTAAGCATTTACTGGGTACTCCCTGGAATGGAAAGACTAATGTTTATTATGTTCCTAGTACTGATGGGACTGCAATTTTTAAAGGTGATGCAGTTAAAGGTGCTGGTTCTGCTGATGCTACTGGTAAGTTTCCTTCGGTAGCACAGGCTGCTGCTGGTGATCTTATTCGTGGTGTTGTTGTTGGTTTTGGTGATAATCCTTATACGATGCTTCATCCTGATACACCGAATCGCGATTATCGCCCTGCGTCAACTGCTATGTATGTTTTTGTAGTTGATGATCCGTTTGTTATTTTTGAAATTCAGGAAGATAGTACTGGTAATAATCTTGCTGCTGCTCAGGTAGGTCTTTCTGCGAATGTTGTTGTAGGAACTGGCAGTACTGCTACTGGTAAGAGTGCAATGGAACTTGATTCAAGTGATACTGCTACTGATACTACTGGTCAGTGCAAGATTTTGCGTGTCGTTGATCGTGAAGATAATGCACTTGGAACAAATTGCAAATGGGAAGTTCTCATTGTTGAGCATGAATTGTTAGTCGCAACTGACGTATAAGGAGATTACTGATGGGAATTATTACTACTAGCAATTTTGCTAAAGATTTGGTACCAGGTGTAAAGACCTGGTTTGGGCAGAAATATAAAGAGTATCCAATTGAGTATCTGGATATCTTTGAGAAAGGAACTTCGACGAAGGCTTTTGAAGAAGAGGTTGGAGTTACTGGTTTTGGTCTTGCTGCGGTTAAAACTGAGGGTGCGGGCGTTGCTTATGATGATCAGGAGCAAGGCTTTGTAAGTCGTTATACGCATATTACGTATGGTCTTGGTTTTATCATTACTCGTGAGATGTATGAGGATGGTATTGCGGTGACTGTTGCGCTGCGAAGGGCAAGTGCTCTTGCTTTTTCTATTCGGCAGACTAAGGAAATGGTTGGTGCGAATGTTCTTAATCGTGCATTTACTTCTACTTATACTATGGGTTCTAATTCTGATGGTAAGGAGCTTTGTGCTACTGATCATCCGAATAAGTCTGGTGGTACTTGGAGTAATGAACTTGCTACTGCTGCCGATTTGAGTGAAGCTGCTTTGGAACAAGCTTGTATTGATATTGGTGCTTTTAAGACTGACCGGGGTTTGACGATTGCTATTATGCCCCAGAAACTGATTATTCCTTCTGCGCTTGAGTTTGATGCGTTTAGGATTCTTGAGTCGATTGGGCAGTCTGGATCGGCTAATAATGATATTAATGCTTTGAGAGCTTCTAAGAAGTTCCCGCAGGGTGTTAAGGTTAATCATTATCTGACTGATGCTGATGCGTGGTTTATTGGGACTAATTGTCCTGATGGGCTCAAGTACATGGAACGGCGTGCTGATGCATTTGGAACTGAGAATGACTTTGATACTGAGAATGCAAAGTTTAAAGCTACGTTCCGTGGAAGTTTTGGTTGGTCTGATCCGCGAGGAATTTTTGGTTCTCCTGGTGCAGCATAATAAACTTGGCGTTCATAATTGAACAACCAAACTAATTTTAATACTGGCGTTGGTAGGACCCAATCTACCAACGCTGCTCTAAACAAGGAGTGGTAAAATGGGAAAGTATTCTTTTGGTAAAAATGGTCCTACATTCAATGGTGCTTCAATAGCTCCTGCATTTAATTCAGTTACTACTACTGCAACTCCTGCTACAGGTTCCTGTGCAGTTCAATTTGTTTTCAAAGATGTTAATGGCAATGCTCTTATTGCTCCTGTTTCTGGGTTGCTTTATTTAAGTGAAGTAGCTACTGGACTGACAAATGATTTGGCTGATACGACTTTAGCTGTATTGACTAATGGTGCACTTAAGAATCTTGGTAGTGCTGGTCCAAGTTTGTTTACTACTACTGCTGCCGGATTATTAGGTCTTACTATTACTGCGGTTGCTGATAGTTATTGGGTTGTTTTTGTTAAACCTGATGGTTCTCTTTTGATATCTGATGTTTGTACTGTAAATTAATTCAAGTATATTAAAGTCCATAGTAATAGATTAATAATTACTATGGGCTTTTGGAGGAATCATGAGAGCAAAAACACTAATAGCGCCAACAGAAGCTGCTGCAAAAAAGATATTAATTATTGATAGTTTAAATCTTAATGGATCAATTTCTATTGTAGGACTTGTTACTACTGAAAGTGTTGCTATTGAGATTCCTAAAGTAGAAAATCCCGACGTAAGTACTGATACTGATTGGACACCACTTGTTTATGATGGGACTACTTATGTTTTAGATGTAGATAATAATAGGAGAAGTATTCCTTTTCGTGGGACATATAGAATTTCTAAGCCTGCAAGTAATGGTAATGCATTTGGAATAGGGTTTGAATAATGTTTAGCTCGCCATTTATAAATCCATTTAATAGTCCTTTTATAGGATTGAATCGGTATGGGAGTTCTTACGCCACAACCTTCGGTAGTTATGCAGCGGTGCCCCTTGATACGGTTGTTATGTCGAGGACTATTCAGACACAGGCAACAGGCGCAATCAGCATCACGGCGGACCTGTCCGGGACCGGAGAATATCAGATTAACGGGGGGCTGTGGACTTCGGCTCCGGGGACTGTTGTCCCAGGAGACTTGATACGGGCGAGGCTGACCAGCTCGGCGCTGTATGAAACGTTGTCTGCCCTTGAGATAACCATTGATGGTGTTGCTGATACGTTCAGCGTGACGACCGTAGTGGAGAGCATTGACCTGTTCGCGCACTATACTGGTGAAGAGAACTACACCGATACCAACCATTATACGGATTAAGATATGAAAAAAATATTGTTAGTAGCGGCACTGTTACTCGTAGCTTCTCCAGTTTTTGCAGAACAAGGGGACATCACGGTTGGGACCGCTGAAGCAAGCGCCAGCCTTGATACGAACTTTGCTAATGCTCAAGCAAACTTTACTGAGTTGTATGGATGGGTAGACCAGGGGGTAAAATCTACGAATTCGCCAGTCTTTGCAGGTGTAAACCTTGGAGTTGCTTCAACCACAACAGGACTGCTTAACTTCTACGGCAACACCAAGGCATTCCCTTTCGGGCTGTTCTCCCAAGGTGCTGACTCTCCTGGGATAGGACTTCGCCTTCCTTCTACAATGCCAACCGTGACATCAATTTTTATAGCTGATACTAATGGTTATATGGATTATCTCGATCCAGCAGGGTTTGCCGCAGCTCTCACCTCTGACCAGAATTACGTGTCAGACGCGCAGATTACACTGCTCGAAAATACATCCGGGTCGAACACCGGAGATCAAAGCGGAGCAACAGTAGCTTTTGCCGATACTGATAACCTATTCACAGCGACGATGATCGGTCCGGCAATAGAGGAATTTAACGACTCCATCAATTCAGGCGTTCCAAATAGCACCGGAGCAAAGGTGCATTGGTCGCAGATCGCAGGGATGCCGGCCGTTTTTGCTGATGGTACGGATGATGGAGCTGCCGGAGAAGGAATATCCCACGCTACTTCTGATGGGGCATATTACGCCTCGAAAGACGGAGCGTGGGCCAGCCTTACAGGTCTATATCTGGCCGCAGGTGGCACTGCGGCAAACTCAGCTCTTCTCGAAAATCATGCTGCCAGTTACTTCCAAACAGCACTTACTGATCCATTAGTCAGAGCAGACATAGACGATATTCCGGTAAACAGTGAGATCACTGGTCCAGTTTCTTCTAACTGGGCGTATGACCACGGCGCTGCCGCTGACCCACATATCGGTTATGCACTTGAGAGTGCACTCGGCACAGCATCATCGCGCAACGCAGAGGATACCCTAACCGATGGGAGCAATCTCCCAGATGGTGCGGCGATCAAAGCGTATGGTGATGCAAATTGGGGCGGCGGATCTCTCCCGGATGGCACAGCAACCAACCAGCTTCTCCAGTGGAGTGGAACAGCGTGGGCACCAGTTAGTACAATCGCAGGTATAGGGAATATCTCAGGGGCGGGATCATATAATAAAGTAACGGTGACAGAGCCTGCAACAGGCGCGACACTCACCTTGGCTGATGGTTCAACGCTGGCTACATCAGGGGCGTATTCACTTACACTGACTCAAACAGGCAACAGCAACGTAACATTACCGACCGCAGGCACTCTGGCAACGCTTTCCGATATCCCGGCTGGTTCTCTGCCAACCTGTTCCGTAGATACCCAGACGGTTGAGTGGGATACTACAACAAGCGATTGGATATGTGTTGATACGGTCAGCATTACAGCGGGAACGGGCATCACAATTAGCTCTGGTGCGATTTCTGTAACAGCCAACACGTACCAGCCACTTGACAGCGATCTGACCTCTATCGCCGCACTCACTACTAATGCCGTGGGCTTGAGCCTCCTTGACGACACGTCAACCTCTGCCCTGAGAACATCCATCGGCATGACAGCGAACGGGTCTTCTCTGGTCGTTGCGGCTGATTACGCAGCCATGCGGACCTTGCTTGATCTGGAGGCAGGAACCGACTTCAACTCTTATGATGAGGATTTGACAGACCTCGCAGACGGTTCACTTTCCGGCTCAAAAGTAGGCACCGGAATAAACGGCGATAACGTGACATCCGGGACAATTGCTGATGCTCGGATTGCGTCAACAATCACCCGCACAGTAGCATCCGGCACGTCCGCCCTTGGTACCACAGAAATAGCTTCAGGCGCGTGTGCTTCTGCCGTGACGACCTCCGCTACTGGAACCGCAACGACTGATGTTATCAATTGGGGATTTAATGGCGATCCTACAGGCGTGACAGGGTATGCACCGACAGCGAACGGGATGCTGACAATTATTGCTTATCCGAGTGCGGATAATGTGAATTATCGTGTCTGCAATTTAACCGCTGCCGCTATTACTCCCGGAGCTATTACTTTAAATTGGAGAATCCAGCGATGATCAGGAAATTACTCTTTCTCACTCTCGCTTTCTTTCTCCCAACTCTGACCTTTGCGGGGCAGGGGATGGGGCCGGGGCCTGGCTTTAAGACGTATTCTGCTGCGTCGTCCGGGATATCAGATGATTTCTCGGCTGATACATCTGCAAATTATACCGCAATAACAGGGACTATAAATATTGCTGCTGGGACAATCGGCGGTGATTCGAACTGGCAGTACAACTATTTTTACAACAAGACAGCTACAGGCTCAAATGATCATTTCGTCCAGGCTGATCTCGCCCCATCTGAAGCCACCTCTGCGGGCGGGGCGTTGCTGTTGCTTCGCAGTGATGGAACCACTGGATATATAGTCAATGTAACAAGCGGCGTTGAAAGGATATATCTTCGCAGGTTTAATGGTGGAACGGTAACTGATATTGACTGGATATCAACAATTGATGCAATAGCCAATCAGGTTTACAGGGTTAAGGTTTCTGTCAGCGGCTCGACCTTTAGTTTTTATATCGACCATAATTCAGATGGTGATTTTGATGATGCAAATGAATCGCTCGGGACAAAAACAGATGCTACCTACTCGACCGGCCAGTACATCGGCATAGGCGCAAACCGTGGCGCAGATGGAGTTGATTACCGAGGCGATAACCTCTCTGGTGATGCATTATGATCCTCATCTTGCTCGTTGGCCTGCTGCTATTCCCCACTGATGCGTGGTCGGTCGATTATCACATCGGGCCAGGACAGACATATACTACCATCGGTGCCGCGCCGTGGTCCTCGCTTGTGGCAGGAGACAATATCTACATCCACGCCAAAGCCGATCAAGCCCCGTATTATGAGCATATCTATATCTCTGCTGTCTTGCAAGGTACGGAGGCAAACCCGATAGACATTGTTGGAGTGCCTGACGGTTCTGGGAACCGCCCTATTATTGACGGAGCCAATTCAACCACAGGCCCAAACTTTGCGCCCTACGGTGATCCTCAGTATCACTCTGCATTGGGGCTGCTTTTTTTTGGACCATCTACCGGGGATGCCGACTCGTCACCGGCATGGGTTACAGTCAGCAACCTGGAAATCAGAAATTATACAGACGTTACCACCACAGACGAAAACAGCCTTACACGCAATAGCTACAGCGCCTCGACTGTCTATTTTCAGGGTGGTGTCAATATCACCCTCGATAATCTGATAATCACCGAGGGCACTGATGGTATTTTCGCCAAGGACGGCTTGTCAAACGTCGAGAATATAACCGTAAAAAATTGTTACATCCACAACAACGGCGTAGTCGGAGACTATCTCTATCATAATATTTACACTGAGGTTGAAGGGATTATTTTTGAGGGAAATTATTTTGGTCCGCCGATATCTGGCTCCCCTGGGAACAATATTAAGGACCGCTCGTCTGGTTTTGTTTTTCGCTATAACTACGTCCACAACGGAGGACACCTGCTTGACTTGGTAGAGTGTCAGGATGAGTGTGTTGATCATACAGCAGATCTTAGATGGGATGATGCCTGGGTATACGGAAACATTTTTTATGCAGGCGGAGACGGTCCAGGATATCTCGTCCATCTCGGGACAGGTGATACGGGGGCGAACCCTGATTACTGGCGGAAAAACCTTTATTTTTACCACAACACAGTAGTGGTTGACCGTGACCAGGCAGAAACATATTCCATTTCGCTATTCCAACTATCTGGAAGCGATCAGAACGTTTACATGGATAACAACCTGATTCACGTCGCTCCCTCCACGACAGGGCAACCAGTAACGGAATTTGTCCTGCAATACGATGGGTCTGGCTCAACTTTTGCGGATGGAAATATTACAATGGGGCCAAACTGGATATCTCCAGGGTGGCTCAATACGAGGACAGGCACTACCCTGGTTGGAACCATAACCGGGGCAGCGGACATCATTTCTCCGGTCGGGAATGATCCTGGTTTCGGGAATAGGGCTGCGGGGAATTATTCCCTAGCGGTAGGGTCGGGAGCCATAAACACAGCCGGAGCGTTGCCGTCCTTAATTCTTTCAGGAAATGTCTTTGGCACATCCCTAGCACCAGATAAACAATACGCGAACCAATCAACAGAGGATAGGCTTTCTCTCGGCGATATCGGAGCATACCGCTTTAGTGGAGTAACCAGATACAAAATAGACAACTCCCACGTTAACGGTATTCAGGACGGAGTCGGGGAATGAATTTACAAGGAAATATTATGAAAACATTTTTAACTACACTGGTAGTTGGCTGCTTCTTTAGCGCCGTTTCGTATGCCGGTGAAATATCGCTATCAGGCAGCGGAACCATGGAGCTCAACGGAACTGGCACGGTAGCTATAGAAGGTGGATCAGCTCCAGCATACCGCGCTTTACTTGAGGGCGACGAAACGAACGGGGCACCGCTTGCATACGGGACAGGCACAGTTACGAAAGTCAACGCTGCAAATATCACGTTTACTGAGGCTTCTCAGGGCGTAGGGTTCGACCTTGATGGTGCGACTGATGATATCGTGTCTGTCGGGGTTGCAAATATCAATCCAGACAAATTTCGAATAACGTTCAAGTTCGGTAAGACAGATCAAACCCATGATAATTATGGTAAATTCTTTTGCTTAGGCGCTGAGCAGATACAGTTTATGACCTTGGTTTCCAGCCTCGATTTACAGATAGATTACAACGGAGTCACAATATGGAAAAACATCACGACCACAACATCTTTATTCATAGGGGTTCATGATGTGGAGGTCAACCTTGATAATGCCACTGACACTGTGTCCGTATACATAGATAACGTGTTGATCACAAATGAGGTTTCTGCTACATGGCCGGGAAACATTGCAACACCAGGTTCGCTTTTTCTCGGCAACAGGTCAACTGGGGACAGGTCGGCTGGCGGAAGAATGGCTGACATCACGATATACGACACACTGAGAGGGGAGTAATGAAGAAAGCGTATATCATTGCAGGAATGTTACTTATATTGCCAGCACTCTCCCATGCGGCTACACCATGCACTACTAAGACCCTCACAATACAAGGGAAGAACTTCACGTTCGATTTTAATTCTGCTGGTGGATCGGCACTGTGTGGCCAGTTCGCAAATCTCGACTGGTGGGTCGCTCCTGCTGTCGGGCAGTCTACTGTTACAGTCACTGGGGTAACGACAACATCGGATAATTTCATATCTGCTGACGTTGACCCGATAATGGAGTCCATGGGTCTCCGAACGGAGAGTCAGAATTACGGAAACTATAGTGCGGCACAGGATATCATTCCCGCGTTGCCACAGTCGTATTCTGGTATAAACTCTATTGTCGCTGCTCTCGAAAAGAATCAGGCCGTTGACGGACAGTGCGGCACATCCTCAATTTTAGGGGGGTGTCTATATGTTTATGCAGTTCTTACTATTCTCCCCTCCGTCCCCTCCAATGAAGGAATAGATATGTTGCGGCCCAACATAACTGGAGAAACGAAAGAAGTAATCACTTGGTCAGACCTCGACCTTACCAGACTTCCGGCGAAGTCTTATTTCCCTGCAAAGACTGAAGCTGATCTTGAAGTTATCAGGGAGAGGTGGGCGCATAACACGGAAATATTCTCGCTTGATTCTATTGATGGCATGTTCAGTGAAGGCGGCAGAGCGTTTCGTTCAGAGTTGGTATCGGATGACTATGGTGCTGACAATGGCGGGTATCTTAACAATGGCTTTGTGGCGGTGATGAGTTCTGGAAATACGATTGAGCAGAAGAAACCAGCCTTAGCGTCGTTACTTTCTTACGGACTGGATATATATCATGCGATGTACGATGCGCCCGTAGGCAGAGAGCGATATTGGGCCGCTGGCGCATCTCAGGCAGTCGGCAAAGTTACAGCGCCATATTTTCTCGGGGCGTTATTGACCGATGAGACAATAATGGACAAGCTCAAGTTGGAACCAACACGGCTGCATGAGTTTGATTATCTGAGAGGGCCACTTGAGCTAGGGCAGATACAGAAGGGAACCGATGCGGCTCCTGTCTGGGGCACTTATGAGACAAACAATGACTTATATTGGGCCGGTGTTGTCTTAGCCCAGAAATATGACGGCGGCACCGGAGCCGGAGGCAACACCAATCAAAAACAAAATTGGGACCCATATGGATACATCGACGGTCCTACGGTCTATGGCCCCGCATCTGGATATTTTTCTTCCTCTCGCGGTCCGATGAAAGCACTGGCTGCATTTATGCACATCATGCCTGAGATGTGCGAGGTAGTAAACTACCCACGGCTCACTACGTTTATCGACCGAGTTGAAAACAGCGGGATACATGCATATCCGGACCCATGCACAACCCCTGACTCCAGGGACGTTGCGACCAATTGCCTCCCAGGACAGTCCGGGACGTGCACCTACTATGGCATTACATGGGGGGATGATGGTTCAGGGAACTGCATCACCACTCCCGCTGCGGGGTACAATAAGGTTGGCCGGTATGTTGATGGGTTTCATGGCCAACCAGACGCAATTGACAGGCAGCAAGCCGATATCGAAGCGGCGTGGACAACGATCAGATCAGAATCAGTATGCGGCAGCGGAACACCTGCAAGAATTCGTTACGTTTGGCCAGGCGGGGCGCACGTAACCGGGGCTACTGATTCCGAGTGACGGAATAAAAACAATTAACTAAAGGAGAGATGAAATGAAAGAAACTGACTGGACAAGGAATGTTGGGATAGGCTTATGGCTTTTGGTTTTGTTTTTGGTGAGCTTGCCGGGATGCGGAACAATAAAGATAACAAGTATCGAAGGTAACATGGGATCTAAAGCTCCTACTACTTCAAAAGATGTTACAGCTGATCCTCTATGCGGCGATCAAACTATTATAGTCATCGACTCTGGTGGTATGGATTCTCAGCAAGAGGG